CCAAGCACATGCGTAGCAATCCAACGATGCTTTATGCCGGGACGTTTGTTAGGTACAGGTAATGAACTAGAAGGCGTGTACACAGCACGAGTTTTAGTTTCACGAGTATTTGAACTTCTTGATTCACGACTATTTCTTGATGACATATTAAGACTCCGAATTTAGTTTAACAATTTCTTGAGCGTACTGTTCGTTTGATAACCCCAATCTTCTTGCTATTGCTGCTTGAGATTTCGTCAAAGTAACTTTCTTTTTACCCGTTGTACGAGAGGGTGCGGCTACCACAGTAGCTGGTTTTGCTTTCGGTTCTTTCCGTGCATCTCCAAAATAATCTGGAAATTCATTTCGCATGCGAGAATCAACATTCTCGTAGTAATTCTTCGTACCAACTGCAACACCTGCGTTGACTAACGAATGATGCACCTGCATTGCATAATCAGTCATGTGTTGATTTGAGTTAAACCACGGATTCCGTGTTTGCCATTTAATATCATCATCACTTAACTTAACCGCATTTTCAGGCGTTTGTTTATTATATACCTCATTATTAGGTTCTTGTAAAGCCTGTGGTTTAAAATATTTTGCTTGTTCTTCTTTAAACTTAGCAGCGGCTAGAGCTTCTTGTGCTTTTATAATCTCGTCCGTATCATAATTTTCTTGTGCTGAACGAAGTTTTTGTCTAGCCATTTCTAACTCCATGCCTGCATTAGACGTTAATACTTCGCCATATTGTTTAGCCCCAGAGTTATATTGATTACGAAGTTTTTTATTTTCTTCAAATAGTTGTGCAGTTAATCTTGCAGCTTCGTCTTTTTCTCGTTGAGCCGCTTCTTTAGCTCTACGTTCATCATGCCTAGCTCGCGTTAATTCTTTCATCCGTCTTTGAACTTTATCGCTGTACTCGGCAATTTCATTGTCTGATGGATCTTCTACAGAAATAGGCTTACGGTTTTGATCTTCTTCAGGAGTGTCATCAACAACTTCTAAATCAATGTCACTTTCCTCAACAAGCTCAACTTCTTCTGTTTCTTCTACGTTTTCTATTTCTTCATTATCTTTAACAGCTTCATTCATGTCCTACTCCTTTTAAGCACGAGAATAACCTCGTGGATCTTCTACAACCGCTTCAACCTGATCGTCGTTAAGTATTCTAAATTCATTACCATGAACTTTAAATCTTGTACCTGAGTACAACCTAACTAGGATGAAGTCACCTTTTTTACACCACGGCCCGCTTGGAAACTTTTCTTTATCTTTATACGCTAAGTCGCCAACCTCTACAACAAACAAAACAGTTGTACCAAACTCTTCTTGTTTCATTACAGCATCTGGTTTATAGATACCGGATTCACCAAAAGTATCTTCTATTTCTGGTAAAGCACAAAGAATACGCCAGCCTTGTGGTTTGGGTAATTGTGTTGCTTGAGTGTCGTCATTATCAGCCATCTGATTCCTCTACTTGTTTAGCAAGGCTAAGTAAGTGATCCTCTGCAGTGCGTAAGCCTTGAATCAGCCCACAGAGTTTTTGATATTCATCAAAACTTTTGCAACTACCTGATGTGACTGCATCAGCGTAGTGATTTATATCTTCTCTGATTTTCTCTTTCATAACTCTAGTGAAAGCATCTATCATTTAGGAGTCCTTTGACGTAAGTTATCTTTTGCTTTACCTATATCTACTCCGACTTTTACTCCTTCAATTTCTCCTTTTAATCGAAGCTCATCTGCTTTAGTTGCAGCCTCAGTTAATATTTCTTTTTCTTTTAACTTTAATTCATCTGCTTTAGCAGCAGTGTCAGCAAGAAACTCTTTTTCTTTAAGTTTTAATTGTTCTGCGGTAGTGGCAGCATCAGCCATCATCTTTTGTTTCTTTAACTCAAACTCTGCTTTTTTCAAAGCAAGCTCTTGTTGCTGCATTTGAACAATAGGATCTTGCGCTTGTTGTTGTGCCTGTTGTTGTGCAACTTCTTGTTGATTGGCTGTTAGTAATCGTTTACCTGCCTCTGCTGCTAAACGCGAAATTTGTAACTCAAGTTCTTCAGGCATGTCCTCATCAGGTTTAGGAAGCGGAGCGCCTAACTGTTCTTCAATTTTATTTCTATATGCAAACGCTACGTGTTCTGCTATATGTGCCTGTAGTGCTGACATCATTTGATTTGCTTTAGGGTTCTGTCCTATAAGTTGTCGTATCTTTGGATCTTGCATAGCTGTCATGTGGACAGTTAAGTGTGCTTCGTGGTCTTGATATATAAACGCTTTTACAGGTTTATCATTAATAATATCCATATTCTCAGACACAGGATCACGAGGTTTATAATCATCTTCAACAGGAACTAACTTTGCTGCATTTTTAATACCTAGCACTTCTAACATTTGTCTATGTAATGCAGGTAAATCATAAATCTGTGGAGCGCCTTGTGCTAGTTGTATAACTGCTTGATACTGTACAACACGCTGTGACATAGTTGCAGCATTAGGATCACTTACAGGAATAATCTCTACTTCATCATAGTCTTCTCTTTTAGCTTGACGAGGTGCGCCTTTAGGATCGTACTCATATTCATCATCTGAATAGTCCCTAATAATATTTGCTAATAGTTGAAGTTCTTGTTTAAAAGAATAATGCACACGGGCTTGCACTGCAGACATTACCTTTAACATTCTTTCTAATAAAGCAAGGGTTGTTCCTACAGGAGCTTGTGCGCTCATATCCGATATTTTCATATCCGCTGTAGATGCAAATCTTCTACCCTCTTCAACAATAGTTCCTAGTAACTGGTACAACACCCCACTAGGTTCTTTATACGGAAGCGGAAGAATATTATCTCGAATAGCCCCAGAGCCTACATCTACATCACGAAACTCACCCGGAGCAATCGGAGTGTCATCTCCTTTTATACGTAGTCCTCTAGCTTTTAAACCGCCGGGAAGATTAGCTAAAGTTCCCGCATCAACAAGTTGACGCATAATACTAGTAGCAGATTTAGCAAAACCTCCGATTAAATGAAATAATCCAAAGCCATATACTCCGTATCCCGGTATGTACATGTAGTGAACAAAGTGATTTCGTTTTGCTTTTGTATCATCATCCTCATAGAAGTTTCTACGAATAGACAATACTTCTCCTGTGCCTTCTACTAAAGTAACTACATATGGAATGGCTATGCCTGTAGGTTTGCCATCATCCTCATCTTCAAATCCAACAATATCTAAATTAACGTGACTCTCATATAAAACATACCTATCATCATTAACTCCAGAGAATCCTGTTTCTTCATCTTTCTTTTCTTGTAGTTCGTCTTTTATTTTAGGAGGATCGCCTAACTCTATATCTCTATAAAACCCTGCAACCTGTAGCTTTCTAATCTCGTTACTGGTTTTATACATACGATGTGTAACACGTTCTGCTGTTTCAATACTTGATGCCCCATAAGAAATAATAATATCTTCTGCAGGAATAAATAAAGATGTCTGTCTTTGTAGTGAAGGATCAAAATAAACTTTTTTAAAAGCTGATCCTGTAGCAGGCAGATTCCACAGCATCCGTTCATGCTCTGTTCTAAACTCAGGCATACGTTCTGTTAACTCATAGTTTAAATCTTCTTTGACTCGTGCGGCTGCAGCATCTTTTTCTGCAGAGTCTTTACCCATGATTTTTGTTTTGACTGGCCCTTGTGCAGGGAAAGTCTCCATGATAGTTTCACTTTGGAAACGCACCACAGCTTCTGTAATCATTGGATGAAATACGCCAGATGCTCCACTCCACGGTTCTGTTCTTTCTTCGTACTTTAAGCCTAATAAAGTAATGCCTTCTTTATAAGTTTGTTCCCAATCTTTTCGTGAGCCTAGATCACCTTTTATTCCTTCTAGTAAATCAGTGCCAAGAAACTCTAACTCATCTCCAGTTAAATCTTCTGCAATATTTTTATAAAAGTCTTCTTCTGCTTCAGCGTCTGGATCAATAACCAACTCCATATCGCCTGCGCGTACAGTAACTTTCTCTGGATCTTCAATCTCTATTTCTAAATCTGGTTCTCCTAGTTGATCTTTTATTTCTTCTTCTACTCCAGTTGGAGCTTGGTATAAAGATTTTTCCACTGCCATAATATATCCTTAATAGTATGCGGCTCTTTTACTTGATTTAAAAAACTGAGGAGAGTCTGGCTCATCTGAAGGTAAAGTTATAAACCCCCCGTTTCTAAATCTAAGTAACGCTTGTGACATTGTATCTACATAGTCGTCATGTTCTCCAACTGGAAAACTAACAACCTCTTCAATTACATCTCTTGCCCATCTAGTATCCGGCGCCCATACAATACCAGAAGCAAACAAATCAGAAACTGCATTTACTCTAGATATCTTATCGTTACCACGACTTGGAGTAAACTCATCTACTGGTATCCCCATTCTTCTAAACTCTTGTACTAGTGGTGCGCCTGCTGCTTTTTTCTCTACGAGAAACGAATCCGGTCGCCACTCTTTGTAATGCTTTAATGCAATCTCTTTTAATTCAGGAAACTCCATTCTATCTTTAAATGCGTCTAGTAATATAATACTAGGACGGTTGTGTTCTTCTTCATCATACCAAACTCCCCATGTAGTACAAGCAGAATAGTCGGCTGTTGTTTTTGCTTCGTGTGCTGTATCCCAACTCTGGATCACAAACTCACATGGTGGAGGATCACCCTTTTCCCAAATCTGCCAGCTCGTTCTTTTAATAAACGCAGCAGAGTCTGCTGTTGGCTGCTGCATATATTGTGCATTCCAAAATCTTGGATCAATGGCAGCTTTCTTTTGTTCTAGTTGATTCACAGGCCATTGTTCAGGCCACAGACTTTTACCTGATGGTAGTATCGCAGGTAACTCAACTACTTCCCACGGATCAGCTTCCGGGTTACGCAGTTGAAAGTTCATTAACTTACCTGTCAAATCTATTAGACTCCACCTAGTCATAATAACTAGAATGGCTCCACCCGGCATCAATCGTTGTAACGGGCCTGTTTGAAACCATGACCACGCATTCTCAAATGTAGATCGGCTGTTTGTTTGTATGTCTTGCTCTGAGTGCGGATCATCAATAACAAATAAATCCGCACCACGACCAGCTAACGCGCCGCCCACACCTACTGCGTAATACTGTCCTCCGCTAGACGTTGACCATTTACCTGCAGCTTTTTGATCTTCTGCTACCTGTGTGTCAGGAAACACTTCTTTATACTCATCAGATACAATTAAGTTTCTTACCCGTCTACCAAAGTCTTCTGATAGTCCTGCAGTGTGGGTTGCCATAATTACTTTCTTAGTAGGATACTTTCCAAGAAACCATGCGGGAAACAAATAAGATGAGAACTCTGACTTACCCATACGTGGAGCAATATTAATAATGACTCTTTTCTTTTTACCGTCTGCTACATCTTTAAATATCTTTGCCAGTTTCCTATGATGTCCCCCTTCTTTAAATCCGGGATACACGTAGTCAGCAAAACTCAACATAGATTTTTTTGCTTTTTGTAGCCTGTATCTTCTTTCCTGTTCTTCGAGTTCTTCTAAAAACTCTAGCTTTTGAGAAGAAGATAATGTAGCTAATAATTTATTTACGTCGTTTTCGCTTAGGTTTAGCATTTGATTTTACGTCGGTCACATCTTTAACTACAGGTTTAGGCATTACTGCTTCTAGTGTATTTAACTTTTCTTTTATTTTCTTGTCTAACTCTGTATCGCTTATCTCAGCTTTTTTAATTTCTACTCTATCTGTAAATAGTCCAACCTCTGTGACACGGCCTAGTAACTCTAAAGCCTTTAGCCGGATTCGAGCATCCGGGTGATCTGTCTCTTCAAGGATCTTTGCAACTGTCATTCCTCTTAGTTCTTTTGCCTGCTCAACAAACGACCAGTCGTATGCAGTTAGCATGCCTACTAATTTTTGTACGGCAGGAGGTGTCGTGAGTTTCGTTAGTGAAACTTTTGCTGTCTCTACATTTGTGGAAAGAGAATGGAATGCTTCTCGTGCCTGAGTATCCTGTGCCTGTTCTGTCACAGCTACATCAGTTGCTGCACCTACAGAGTTTAGCCACTCGGCTGTATTGCTTTGCCCTTCAACTATTTGTTCTGGAGTAGCCTTACGTGTTGTAACAAAGTTACCCTTTGGATCATCAATAACTTTAGGTTCAGTATTATCATCTATTAAATGTTCAAACAAGCGAGTTCCCCTCGTGCGTAAATTAATTCTTGCATTACGATTTATGTAAGTGTATTCTATCTTTATGTGCTACGCAAGCACTGAGAATGTACTCGTTCATTCTCGCAGTCTCCTTTCTTATTGTTGTATCTTAAGCCTCGTCTAGTCAACGAGGCTTTTTTTTGGCCGGGTGCTGTCTAATGTTTGACTTGGCTTTACATTTTTTCTGAAATTTGTGCGGATTACTGTTGTACACATATACGCACGTCGTGTACACACAGGGGTGGTGGGGGTGGGGTGGGTCAACGGAAATCAAAAGGGGGTCGCTAATCACACCTATGGTAAACTATAAGGGTGGTCAGAGCGGTATTTTCTGATCGCTTCAATAACTACGTTACCGATAACGTAGCTTTTCATTTATTAACTTTAGGAGTAACAACTATGAACGTATCACAACAAGTAACAGCCCTTTGTAATGACGTGCAAGACATTATAGAAACAAAAGATAGGCTTGCTTTGACAATTTCTAAAGAGGTCGCTAAGAAGAAGACCCCTGACGCCAAATGCAAATGGGTACTTGAGAACGTAGCTAAACCAATCTCACAAGCGTACCACGACAAAGATGATGCCTTTTCCGTTAAGCCTGAGAATACTGGCAAGAAAAATAAAGGCGGTCGCTTATTACTACCAATCAACAAATGGGAATCGTCAGGTGCTGAGAGTATGTTTCGTAATCTAGTTCACAAAGTAGCAGGCGGTATATTCGGTAAAGCCAGTGGTAGTAAATCAACTAAGAGTAATAAGACTGAATGGAATTTTGATAAAGCCCTTGAGCGTTTTATGAATGAGTGTGCAGGGCATGGTATCAAGAAACCTAGGATCGTGAGCAAAATCGAAAAGGAGTATGTTTAATCTTTGTACCTTGTTAAAGCTACGTTATCTATAACGTAGCTTTTTTTTATCTTTTATAAGGAGTATGTTATGCAGTTATTTGAAATCGTTTTTAGTATTCTCTGGATATCTGTTGTAGCACCTGTGTGTGCATACATAGGATATATTTTCCCCGCCCCTTTTGAAGTGTGGCACTACCTTGTAGTTATTCTGTTTTATTTTCCTGCACTATTAGTTCCATTCTTTATTCAGAGTATGTGGCAAAACACTAGCAGTCTGATACGTGACTACAAGTTCTACAAAAACCTAAGGAGAAGATAATGTCTTCAAACAACAAAAGTTCTAACACAGCCGTACTCTTACGGCTCAAGCAGTACAAGATGGAACCTGCGTTACCTGTAACGCAGAAACCAATGCTAGAAACAAGTTGGGAAGATTTCAAGAACAGTTGTAACAAAAGAGAACCATCAACCAAAAGGAGTAAGTAATGAAAGTAAGCACCAAGCGTGACAACAAACGTCGTGAAGTTAAGAACCCTCGCACTCGTGAGCAGAACAAAGCACGAGTATCATTCAAACAAAAGCAATACAAGATGGAACAGCATCTATACAAGATGGAAGAGAAACTATCCTGTTCCTGAGCGTACGCTGTGGTACGTCCTGTATCACTAAAGTGTACTTTTGTCCTGCGTTTAGACAACTTGTCAAACAAAGTGGGCCACCTAAGATCAAGCACCAGTAATGTCTAGTCCAGAAAATGTCCACTATAATATAAGAAAATATAAATTATATATATATATATAGAGGGGTAGACAAGTGGACACTTTTTTTTCTGTCCACTTACCCGAAGTTTCCCTACCCCCTTTGTTTTTTTATTTTCCCATGTTTTGGTGGACACTTTTGCCCTTAGCCCTTACTGGCAGTACATCTTAACTTACCCACTTCGTTTGACAAGTTGTCTAAACCGTGGACATTTTTGGAAAAAAGTGGACACTTGCCCACTTTCACTACAACCCTGCGTTACCTGTAACGCAACTTTACTAAGGAGTACAAGCATGACTAACAAGAAACAAAAGAAAGCAGTAGCACGTCGCAAAGCCGTAACAAAATTAGCTAACGAAAGGAGAAACAAATCCAACTTACAAAAAAGAAAGGAAGCACTTGCTGAGAAAAGGCGTAGTGAAAAAGAACTAGAGATATCCGAACAAGTGACGGCAGAAATA